ATAAATTCTGCCGCCTATGCTATAATTAACATAGGAGAAATCAATGGCAAAGTATTACTCAACAAAACATTACGGACACAACATTGGATTGAGTGCTGTATTTAGACAGCCCAATGCTGATCATAGTCACTGTCATTTGCTACATGGATACAGTCTAGCGTTTACATTCACATTTGGTTGTGATCAGCTAGACAACAAGAACTGGGCAGTGGACTTTGGCAGTCTCAAAGAACTAAAAGCCTGGCTAGAAGATCACTTTGATCACAAATTGGCCCTGGATCAACAAGATCCACACTTGGCCAAGTTCGAAGAATTACAAGCATTAGATCTGGTAGAGATCAGAATTTTTGATGGTGTGGGTGCAGAGAAGTTTGCTGAACATGCTTTTAACTTTGCAGATAAATTGATTCGAGAAAAGACCAACAATCGTTGTTATTGCGTTAGGGCAGAATGTGCCGAACACGGAGCCAATAGTGCAATCTACGAAGGTTAACGAAATCTTGGACATATTGCAAGAGGAGTGTGCTGAAGTTATTGTTGCTATCAGCAAGATTCGCCGTTTTGGTATTGACAATACGTACAAGGATGGTGGTACCCAGCGTGAACACCTGGTACAAGAACTAGGCGATGTTACATTGCTAGTAGAATTACTCAAGGCACACAATATTTTTACAGAAGCAGAATTACATGAAGCACAAGTGAGAAAAAGTCAAAAATTAACACAATGGTCAAAAATATATGAAGATTAAAGTCAGTGAAATATTTTATAGTTTGCAAGGCGAAGGTCGCTTTGTTGGAGTACCCAGTGTATTCCTTAGAACCTATGGCTGTAACTTTACCTGTTCAGGTTTTGGATGCAAGCCTGGAGAAAAGTCAACAGGTGCAGATGAGGTTGCCAAAAAGGTCGAACTGTACAAGACATTTACGGACTTGCCCTTGGTAGAAACAGGATGCGACAGCTATGCGTCATGGCACCCTGCCTACAAGCATCTAAGTCCCACACTGACCACAGAAGAACTTGTGGAAAAGATGTTGGCCTTGACTCCCAACAACCAGTGGACTCAGAACAATGGCAATGATGTACACTTGGTTATCACAGGCGGTGAACCTTTGTTAGGTTGGCAACGTGCCTATGCAGAATTACTGAGTCATCCCAGAATGGCAGACCTAAAAAATATCACATTTGAAACCAATGGCACACAAGAACTACACGAAGACTTTAGAGATTATTTGATCGATTGGGCCAGTGACAAAGCTGGTCGTGAAGTTACATTCAGTGTCAGTGCCAAACTGAGTGCGTCAGGCGAAACTTGGGAAGATGCTATCAAACCCAAGATTGTCAATATCTATCAAACTTACGGACACACGTATCTCAAATTTGTAGTTGAAACTGAAAATCACGTTGCAGAAGCCATACGTGCTGTAGACGCATTTAGACATGATGGCTTCAAAGGTGTTGTGTACTTGATGCCACAGGGCGGCGTAGTCGATCCATACGAATCAAACAAACTAAACATTGCCAACATCTGTTGCAAATTAGGATTCAATTATAGTCCACGATTGCATGTGGACTTATGGGGCAATGGCTGGGGAAAATGATGGGCACTAGTTACTACATGCCCGGTGTGGATGCATATGATCATTTTTATCATCGTGCATATTGGCGGTTGCGTTTTTTATGGCTACCCAAGCGTAGTGCCATAACAGATCGTTGGCTATGGTTACGCACAGTTTACGAAGGAACAGCAATGTATACAGGACCTGGTACCCCGGTGTTTGAGTTTAGATACCACGAACCTAACGAACATATTATTTGGCAATTAAAAAGTGAATGAAAAAAAATCTAATGTTGCAGATGGGCGCGAAAGTTTTGATATTACTGTTGGTAATACTCTTGTTGCATTTTTTAATCGTAATGTAAGTACCTACTCAACTGAAGCAGGTGGTCCCAAGTTTGATCTCATACCTGTTGAGAAGCAAAAGGACATCATGGTCAATGTGGCCCGAATGTACGCTCAACAAGAATACAACAGAATTACAGAGTTGGTAACAGTATTACAAAAGCAAGCAGCAGAACTCAAGCGTCGATTAGACATAACCGACATGGTACATGCCGCCAAGTACGAGTTTCAAGTGTATCACGGTCAAACCTATTGGCTGGCTTACGAACACAACAAACAAGGAACCAGATTAACACACTTGGGCCCAAATGATTGGTGCACTGGTGCACCTGCTGATTATGAATATATCTGTCAGGTCAAGTGGTTGGGTGATTACACCTGGATAGAAGTAACAAACGAAGAGGAAACAAAATGACAACAACACAAGTACTAGTAGCAATGGCGGCATGGATAGTGATTATCGGAGTAACTTATTCCCACACCGGATGGGACAAGGTCAAGGAATGCTACGGCATGTGGTTCACCCGTGAATATTGGACTGACTACAATATAGTGGAGTTTGTAAGCTGGGTAGCCAAGGCCATTATTATCATTCCAGGTTTAATATTTGGTATTCAACTATGGTGGTTGTTTTTTCTAACACTGGCTACCAGTGTTACTTTGATCTGGGCCAGTAACAAAAAGTTTTTACCAACCTTAGTGGGATTTAACACAATGTGGGTGTGGTTGAGCTTGATGGTACTAGCACAACATTTAGTCAAGTAAGGAAACAGTATGGGATTTTTAGATCGATTCAAAAAGAAACCCGAGGTAAAATCAGAAGCACCCAAGCCTCGAAAGAAATCTGCCAAAGACTTGGCCACAGAAAAGGGTGAACCTTATGTGGCAATTCTTAGTGTGGACCTAGATCCAGACAACATTGGCAACGGGGCATTTGAACTGGATTGGAATGACAAGTTTATTGCCAATCTAGTACGTGCTGGTTATCAACACAAGCCCACAGACACAGATGCAGATCTAGTAGATCGTTGGTTTGCTGATGTATGTAAAAATGTAGTGGCAGAAAACTTTGAACAGTGGGAAGCCAATCAGCCAATGGATGCAAGACCTCGCAATATTGATCGCAAAGACCTAGGCAACGGAAGAACTGAAGTATCGTGATTCTTGTAGTTGGTAGCAACAAACATACTACTAGTGAGTATGCTCAACAACAGGGACTAGGCACATCGTCTTTGTTTACAGGCACAGAATTTGCACCTGTGTGCCATAGTTCCTTTGCTGACTGTACTACCCTTGATCAATATTTTGATCAATTTGATCAAATCATTTGGGCTAATTCCCCGGCCAGCGAATTTAATTCCCACAAAGAATATTTTGAAACTGTGTTTGCTCTAAAACGTCAAGGTGTATTAGTACAGGATGATCCTTATCATCTACGGCAATTGCACAACATGTCCAACAAAGAAAATTCTATTGTATTTTTAGGGTGTAGCCATACCCACGGGACAGGTTTAGATAACAGTGAAGAAAATTATGTTAACCTAGTCAGCAAGCATTTTGGTTTAAATCCAATAAATCTAGCACAGCCAGGTAAAAGTAATTTTAGATCTTTTGAGCAATTTAATCAACTGGCATTTAATAAAAATCAAACAGTGATTTTACAATTAACTGATGTGACAAGATTAAAATACTTTGATCAAGATCAACCTACAGCATTGATTTCAGAAAAACAGTTGCAAAATATTACCAATCGCAGTTATTTTGATGTGTACAACGACAAACAATTAGTGTATATGTTACAGACTCATTTGAATTACATAATCAATCATGCTAGATCAATAGGATTAAAATTTGTTTTTTTTAACATGGGTGGCAACAACGATCCGGGACACAGTGATAAATTTAAAAAATTTATTGAATATTACCTATTAGATTATCCTGAATATGTGTCGGGGCTAATAACAAAAAACGTTGACCGTGGCAATGATGGTTATCATTTTGGACCAAAAAGTCATACTATCTGGGCACAAGACATAATTAAAAAAATAGAAACACTATACCAATGATTCTATACGTAAATGGAGACAGCCATAGTGCTGGTGCAGAATTAGCACAAGTTCGCAATGGAGTGTTATCAGAGTTCAACGACGACACTCGGCAGTATCAACCAGCACAAGGAAGTCAACACTGGCAAGCTGAATGTGTCGAACGCAGCTACAGTCAACGATTGGCCAATCACCTGGGTGCAGAGCTGGTTTGTGAAGCAGAGTCCGGTGGCAGTAGTGCAAGAACGCTACGAGTCACTAGGGAATACCTCAAACGCAATCGTCCTGATCTTTTGGTTATTGGCTGGAGTCCAATTGAACGGGAAGAGTGGTGGCACAATGGTGTTGCATATCAAGTAACTGGGGGTGGTGTTAAATCAGTCCCTGCAGAGTTGGCTAGCAGATACAAGCAATGGGTAATCAATAATTCTACACCCAGTGCCATCAATGCCAAGACTGTGGCATTGCACAAAGAAATATTTGATTTCCACCGAGAATTACTTGAAATGGCTGTACCACATGTATTTTTTAACACATTCAACAGTTTTGAATTTATTGCCGACATGGGTGGCTCACCCGTCGACTGGAACAACTGTTTTGTTGAACCTTACTTGGAATCACACACTTATTGTTCGTGGTTAAAAAATCAAAACTATCAAACAGTCAATTTATCCAGTATGCATTTTGGTCCAGCAGGACATCAGGCCTGGGCCGATTTCTTATATCAACGTTATTGTAAAAAATGATCTTATATGTAAATGGTGACAGCCATAGTGCCGGTGCAGAAGCAGTAAACACATATTCATTTGCTCGAGACGATAGTTTGTACTGGAACATGGATCGAGAACCGCATCCAGACAATCTACGTGTCAGCTATGGCTGTGAGTTGGCCAACATGCTGGGTGCCATACTACAATGTGATGCTGAGTCAGCAAGCAGTAACGACAGAATTGTTCGTACCACTTATGAATCCCTTGCCATTGTAAAACCCGAGTTGGTCATCATTGGGTGGTCAACATGGGAACGAGAAGAATGGTGGCATGAAGGCACCAAACAGTATTGGCAAGTCAATGCTGGTGGTGTTGGTGAAGATTGGCCTACGGAAATTAAAGATCAATACCAGGGTTATATTTTAAACATCAACTACGATCATGCTGTTAGAAACGCACACGAAAAAATACACCAACTGCATAGATATCTTGACCAGAACAAGATACCACACATATTTTTCAATACCTTTGAGCCGTTTACAAAAACCTTAAAATTTGAATGGGGTAACAGTTACATACACCCATACGACCCAGAATACACTTACTACAATTGGTTAAAACAACGGGGATTCAAAACGGTTAATCCTGAAAGTTACCATTTTGGCCCAGAGGCACATCGTGCTTGGGCTGAATTTTTATACCAAAATTATGTCCAAACCCTATTGACACGTTAATCATTATATGCTATTATAACTACATGAGATATCTACTTGTTGACACCGCTAATACATTCTTCCGTGCCAGGCACGCCGCCCACCGACAAGCTGATACTTGGGATAGGCTGGGTTTTGCTATTCAAGTAACGCTAAATAGTGTTAATAAGAGCTGGAGAGATCAAAAGGCAGATCATGTTATTTTCTGCTTGGAAGGTCGTAGTTGGCGCAAAGACTATTATGAGCCTTATAAAAAGAATCGTAGTGTGGCTCGTGCGGCACTGACAGAAAAAGAAGCTGAAGAAGATGCATTGTTTTGGGAAAGCTTCGATACGCTCAAAGACTTCTTGGCTACAAAAACAAATTGCACAGTATTACAACACCCCGAACTAGAAGCAGATGATTTGATTGCTGGTTGGATACAAGCCCACCCACGTGATCATCACACCATTGTGTCAAGTGACACAGACTTTCATCAACTGCTGGCAGAAAATGTAAATCAATATAACGGAATCGCAGATGAGCTCCACACTATTCAAGGTATTTTCGACAAGAAAGGTGCCCCAGTCAAAGATAAAAAGACTAAGGAACCAAAAACAATTCCGGACCCTAAGTGGATTCTTTTCGAAAAGTGTATGCGAGGAGATCCAACCGACAATATTTTTTCGGCGTACCCAGGGGTGCGTAAGGTGGGAAGTAAAAATAAAGTTGGGCTCCAAGAAGCCTTTAACGACAAAACAGCGAAGGGCTTTGCGTGGAATAATCTAATGCTACAGCGTTGGACCGATCATAACGGTGCAGAACATCGTGTACTAGATGACTACGAACGCAATCGTGTGTTGGTAGATTTAACTGCACAACCTGATGATATCAAAGTTAAAATCCGTGGCACCATAGATGGAAATAGTGTGCCACTTAACCGCCCCATGATTGGTGCTCATTTTTTAAAGTTTTGCGGCAAATACGATCTAGTAAAAATGTCCGAGTACGCTGAACAATACACTAGATTTTTAGAAGCCAGTTATCCAGAAAAGGAATAGTATGTTAGACAATTTTAGATCATGGTATTTGCGTAACCACACAGAAATTACCTGGTTCCTTATTGGCTTTTTGGTCATGGCCGGCATGATTGACATTGGCGAAGGCAACTACACCGGTGCTGTTATCAGTTTTGGTATTGCTTATATCAATTATCTTTTTAGCAAAAGATGATTTTTTTATTGTTGTTTGTGCTGGCTGTCAAGCACTGGATTGCAGATTTCGTATTGCAATTTGAATACATGGTTGAACAAAAAGGCACCTATGGTCTTATAGGCGGAATCGAACATGCCATCATGCATGGCGTGTTTACTGGCATCATAGTGACAGTATTTGTGAATAGTGCACCGGTGGGTATAATGTTTGGTTTACTGGATAGTGTTGTACATTATCATGTAGATTACGTCAAGGCCAAATGGGGCACACGAAATGCCAACACACAAAAGTTTTGGATTCAATTGGGAGCCGATCAGTTGGCTCACTACACGTTCTATATCTGGTTGGTATGGATCTTACAAGAAGCTATTTAAGGAGTCACCATGAGTGATATTATTGCTAAACCCGTTGTAAAAAATAAATTTTGGATTGTAGAAGAAGGTGGAGAAAAGATTGCCACCATCCAGGCCATTGAAGAAGGCGGCTTTGCTTATGTACATGATGAGCAAAGAGAACTGTTTCCATCAATCAAGATGATCAGTAAAAAATACAACATCGAATTTGTCAAGGCTGAAAAACCCAAGAAGGAAAAACTAGATGTGTATGATGTGTATGGATTTCCTACCAATACTCAGCCCAACAATGAAGTGTTAGATGTTCAACGCTACTTGCCTATCTATACCAAGGGTGCCAAATCAAAAAGTTTCTTTTGTGCCGGCTACTACATTATTAAATTCAGTTCAACCTGGGTTCGTGCCTACTGTCCAAAATTGATTACATTAAATCGTTACGAATATCAGGGTCCATTCAAAACTCAAGACCGCATGATAGAAGCCATGCGAGAAGCCAATGGACAATAACGTATCTGTTCATGTACGCATGTTCAATGATCGGGTGCGGGCCATGAATCAAAGCAATGGTAAAATACTAACACTAAATGCTCAAGAAGCTCGCAACTTACATGCCGAAATATACGAGTTGCTGGCCACCATCAGTGGATTGAGTAAAAATACTGAAAATTCCATTGTTAAAACTGGCATCAGCATGGATGGTGGCGGTTTTAAATAATATACGTATATTAAGAGATAAATAAACAGTATATCAAGGATAACTGAAAATGTCTAGACCCAAGCCAACCGTACTGTTGGACCACGTTAATAAAACCACTTACAAGAGCGAGCAAGTGCTGGCCTCTGAAGGTATCTGGGCGGTGTTCTACGACAATCAACCTATCAATCTCAAGACACACAATATTTTAGTGAGTTACCCTGGTCCCAAGTACAAGAAAGTAAGTTTCAGTAACAGTGGCCATGCAATCAATCTCTGCAAGAAACTCAACACCTTGTTCAAGACTGACAAGTTCAGTGTGGTACTGTTACGTGCCGGCGACAAAATCTTCCCATAAGCGTTACACTCAACGTCAACTGACAAAAATATTTGTTGAACAGGCTGACTTTCCCATTGGCCAAACTACCGACCTGCAACTGCGTTGGTGGAAGAATCCCACAGACGACACCAGCCTAAGATTGAGTCTTGCTGGCCTACAATTTGTCAAGGCTGTGCTTAAACTACAAAGTTACGAATTTGCCTTGCCCAAAGAACTGACCAATCATCATTTGTTGAAATTGGAACGACAGTTCCGAAGCATGTACTACCTGCTCAAACGTCAAAAAATCATAGTATTTGAAGAGGAAGAAGCCATGATGCTGACCTTACACGGCAATGACCTGGCGTTGTATTTAGACAACATTGAATCAACCAATGATTGACATAAAGCACTATTCCTATTATAATATAACTATTATCAATTAAAAGGATGTTGATTATGAGACCGAGACCCATTTGTATTAATCATGGTTGTAACAAACAAGCAACTTATAGTCACAAAGATGAGCAAGGTAACAAACGATGGAGAATCCATTGCACACATTGTCAAAAGGCCAGCTACGGCGGGCAGGCTCATGCTCCCGGAGTTACTCCTTACAAGACAGGTAGGTGTGTTAATCATGACGGTCATTTAGGGTTCCCTTGTCCTACCAATTTTGATCTTATACCAGTAGATGCCAGAGGCATGACAGAAGTTGATCACAAAGATGGCGACCATAGCAATCACGATTTAGAAAATCTTGAAGAACTTTGCGTAGTGTGTCACAAAATTAAAAGTCAGCGAAATGGTGACCATAACAATCAAAAACATGTGTCTGGCAGGACAACAAAAAGCAGCAATACCAAAGCAGCCAATGATTTCTTTGATACGTTGTTTAAGGTTGCATAATGTTAAAGGAAAGCCTAGACCGGTATATACCAGCGGTGTATGGTCGTACCCAGCGTACTACTGAAACCTATCAGACTGTGGCCAATCGTTGTCGTCGTAATTTAAATCGCTTGGCTCAAGAGTACAATGCGACTATAAACAATGCCCAAGAACTCCGTGAAATACGCAACGAAATGGATGATTCTCTACGTCGCTACCACGAGTACTGTATCCAACAACGTGATGGTATGAAGGCACACTATCACGAGATTGGTGCAGATGAGGATTGTGATTTTGAACATTTGATTCCGGCCAAGATCCTACGTGACTTATTGCTGTCCAATGTGATCACCATTGATCAATCTCTTAATGCGCCTACAGTACGGTTAAGTCGGGCCAAACATCGAGCCCTTAAAGATGCAGGCTGGGCTAGTAAGACTCCAGACATGTGGTTACCATTTAAACGGTACACTGAAGTGTTTAACGCTGTATATCAAACACATGACGGAACGGTAATTGATCCATTGACCTGGACCCTAGAAAAGCATTATAATTACTTTGACCATTTAATTATATGATACCACTAATAACACAAAATATAGCGACTAACATAGCCGGGCATACTCAGCAGGCATGGACCTATGGTGTGCCCAATGGCGATACTGGAGAAATTGTTGTTGCCTGTGGAATTAAACCATTCTACGACGGTGCCGAGCAAAAAGGTGGTTCAACTACTATTGTAGATGTCAAAGTAGATCATGTAGCATACGATATTAAATGTAGAGATGTGCTGGGCATTTTTACTCGAGAACCAAGTGCTAAACAAAAATCTGCCGATCAAAATTATTATAAGGTAGATGAAAATTTATTTGTACGAGTACCTAAGTCGGTTGAAAGCCCAGTTAGACGCCCTAGTGTAGACCTTGAAAACTTTCAAGGTAACTGCCAAACTATTATTACAGAACAAATACAAGAATATAAAGACTATGCTGATAGAACTACCGCAGATGCAGGATGCACTGAATTGCGTAGTTTGCTTTTTCTGTATGGACGTAATAAAGGATATAAAGCTATCTACATAGAAGAACAACCGTTTAATACCCCAACCCCTACTAGTTTTGATATCTATAAAAACACTAAAGGTAAACCGGCGGCATACTATGCACGTGATCACAAACTATTATACAAGTTATTAGACTACAGCAAAGGTAGTACTAATTTTGTTAAACGATTTGATTGCACTAACGGATACCTATTTGTATGGCCTGATAAATTTTTATCTAATAAAATCACAGATATCATTGAGTGGAAAGTTCACGGAAATCATTCATTAATAATATGAGTTACTTAGAAGAAATTAAAAAGAAATACGATATTACAGATTACAAAGAAGCTAGTGTAGCGATACCCGAGCTTCCCACTGATGGTATTGTATTAATTGTAGGCACATCAGGCTCAGGTAAAAGCACTATCCTACGCAGTTTAAATAATACTCATGCTCCTACTATTAGCCCATGTGCTGATGTTATCAGTAACTTCTCTACTGCTGAGCGAGGAGAAGAATTGTTACTGGCTTGCGGATTGCGTAGTATTCCTGCTTGGTTCCGAGCACCTAGTACACTAAGCAATGGCGAGTACCATAGATTTGAAATGGCATTGTTCTTAGATCAGGGTATCAATATTGTTGACGAGTTTACCAGTGTTGTTGATCGTGATACTGCCAAAAGTCTTGCCCTAAGCATTCGTAAGTTTTACGATCGTCAAGGTAGTACCAATCCCTTGTACATTGCCAGTTGCCATAGAGACATAGTAGAATGGTTAGATCCAGACTACGTATATGACACAGATCTCTGTGTCTTAGAAAATCGGAGGTCACCCTTTCGACTGGGGACAAGACCAGAACTCTCACTCACCATCAAAAGCTCAAGTGTCGACTATTGGAGATATTTCAGTAAGTATCACTATTTAGATACTGCTATCAGCAAGTCAGCACACTATTATGTGTTACTGCTAGGTGACAAGCCCATAGGCTTCCATGCTGCTATACATTCAACCAACAGAGATATTCATAGTTACTGGCGTGGTCATCGTACAGTGATACTGCCTGAGTTTCAAGGCATGGGCATAGGTACAGCGTTCAGTGATGCTGTTGCCAAAATCTATGTTGACCGTGGCCTACGTTACTTCTCTAAGACAGCACACCCTAGCTTTGGTGAACACCGCGAAAAGTCGGACTTGTGGCGCCCTACATCAATGAACAAGAAGTCCAGGGTAGGCAGTTACTTGAACAAAGATGGTACTGCACGTGAAATGAAGGGCTATGGCGGCACAACCACTGTTCGCGATGCCTATAGGGTTTGTTACAGTCACGAGTATATAGGTAAAAAGTAACTCTGTTGCAGAAAAACAACACCCATAACCCCCTGTTTTTAGGGGGTTTTTTGTACTTGAAATTTTGGTTGATCCATAAATCCATTAAATGTATAATGTATGTATAGTGATTAATAAGGAGCTCGAAATGGTTGGACTAACAATAGTAGATGGTGACGTAATCCGTAGTTATGATTTCAAACCCATGGTAGGCCGTGAAGACACCTTTGTGGAAGGCCAAGTGTTAGACAGCGGCGATATCAGTCAAGGTTATCAAGCATACAAGATCCTGGTTACCAAAGATTCATGGTCCGATGCTGAAGACAAGGGTCGGTTGGGTCATGTGGTATTTGTTCCTTGGAGAGTAAGTTTTAACGAGTTCCAAGGTCGTGTAATGAATTTATCGAGATAAGGAGAAGCAAAATGGCTTACAACAGAAAAAATCATGTGATCCAAACAGCAGATGCCATCTGCGAAGACATGGGTTACGACAACTATGCAGAATTCGAAGCCGACGACATTGAATACATTGGTATGGAATGCCAATGCAATTTCCAAGGTGTTTGTGAAATACTTAACATCGCGTTGCCAGCATCGCTTGGTCCGGTGCTAGTAGGTTAAGGCTGTAATGGGGTCGTGCGATCCTTGGGGAGCCTTGATACCCCAGAAACGACGCAGTCACTTTTTACTGGTTTTTGACTCAAAATAAAAACCAGTACTTTTTAAACAGGAGATCAAAATGTCGAAATATCGTACTCGAGAAGAATACCAGGCCATAGTCCGGACGATGCCGGCCCAAGAATTATCATCCTTGCTAGATACTTTTTGGAGTTCAACCACATTGACCGAAGGCGAACGGGCCATTCGTGATGTGCTTGATGCCGAAATGGAACGCCGTATCATGGCCTGGGAAATCGCCGAAGTATGAGCAACCTGTTTCTTGTGTCGTGGGACTGCCAAGGTCTTGAGGCTGTGATTAATATTACAGACTACGAAAAAGAAACTACCTGGGCCACTCTCAAGAACGAAGATCCACCGGTTCGGTTGGGCAGTATGGTCAATCATTTGATGCTTCGTGCTAGAGCCAACAGCCAAAGACATTATGAAATCTATACCATGAATGTGGCGGAAGGTATTTCAGATGCGGATATTCGTGGTATGTTTGACGCAGATCCGCAAGGTTCGGCTGATTTAATTCGTGATCGTGGTAATAAAATTTATTCGGATCGTGAAAATTTAGTAGACCGTAAAATCATTTAATTGTATAATAGTTCTATAGTAGTTAATTTTTTAGGAGCCTGTGATGAGTACAACTATTAGTGAAAGCCGTACAGTAACACCAAACGAATGCCGTAGCAGATTGCTTCGTGCATTCAAAGTAAAACGTCCTGTTTTTATCTGGGGTCCTCCCGGAGTAGGTAAGTCAGAGCTTGTGGCTGGTCTTACCCAAGAATTGGGCGGTCATATGATTGACCTGCGTTTGGGCCAAATGGACCCAACTGATTTACGTGGTATTCCGTTTTATAACAAAGACAATGGTAAAATGGACTGGGCCGAACCAGTTGAATTGCCAACCAAGGAAATGGCCGAGAAGTATCCGGTTATTACACTATTCTTGGATGAGATGAACGTGGCAGCACCTGCGGTGCAAGCGGCGGCATATCAGCTGATCTTGAATCGTCGCTTAGGCACTTACTTCTTGCCAGACAACGTGGTTATTGTGGCTGCAGGTAACCGTGAGAGTGACAAAGGTGTCTCATTCCGTATGCCAATGCCGTTAGCCAATCGTTTCGTACATTTAGAAGTACGTGCTGATTACGATAGCTGGAACGAGTGGGCTGTGCAGAATCGTGAGCACAAGGACGTGGTAGGTTACATTGGTTTTGCCAAGCAAGACTTGATGGATTTTAACCCACGCTCAGCCAGCCGTGCCTTTGCAACACCACGT